AGGCGGTCATCTTTACGCCTCGAATATCTTAACGGTTGCTCTTAACGAAATAGCGGACTATTCGGAGCAATGCGGCAAGGTGACAGACAGCTTGCTATCCCGTATCGATGCCGCCCAAACAGCCGAGGAGGTCGAAGCTATCGTGGTGGAAGGCTATCCTGAAATGATCCATACAACAACGGCAGCCTTGCAAACTAAAGCAGATAAGGCAATCGCTAAATCCCCGGAAGCGCAAGCCGTCACTTTCGCCCGCTCGATGGTGAACAGCGTCCCCCTTACCGCGAACCAGGCGTTGGAGATGCAAGTCCTTTTCCCCGTGTGGGGAGATAAGGGGGCCGAGTTCGGGAAAAAGGTATCCGGGCCTAAGGATGGTTTGCCGGGGTTCCGTTTCCGGTATAAAGCCGAGAAAGCCCAGGAATACCTGCTCTACGAGGTTATCAAGGATCATGCCTTGCAAGCTGATTGGATTCCGGCCGGACAAATGGATCTTTACAAGGTGGTTACCGTTGAGCACGCAGGGACATTGGAGGATCCGATCCCATACGTACAAGGTATGGCATTCGAGAAGGACAAGTATTATGAGCAATACGGCGTGACCTATCTCTGCATTCTGACAACCGTTACAGGTTATCCGAACGACTTGAAAGACTTGCCCACAATTGTACAGGAGGTAAAACAATGAAACAGGTTATGTTATTAAAAGTTAAATGGGGGCGCTCTCTAAATAAACAATTTACAACTTCTAATCGCAAGAAAGGAGGTTGTATATGATCAGGTCGATGATGGGGAAAAAGAAGTTGCAATTATTTACGAAGAGGTTCTTTCCTGCCGGAAATTACACCTGGGTTGTTCCGCGAGGCTGCAAGGAGGTCGATGTGTTTCTTGTCGGTGGTGTCGGTGGTGGAAGTGGCGATGCTGGAGGTGGTGGATATACCAAGACCTTCAAATCTAATAATATAGGGTGGAAAGATGGAAATTCTATTCCAGTGGTTTCTGGTCAAACAATTCCGATTACGGTGGGAAGAGGTGGAAATGGCGTCGTATCAGGGTTTGCTTATGACGGAGGATTTTCCCAATTCATGAGTTCTACTTATAGAGCTAACGGAGGGAAAGGAGGCTCTCAATCATCTGGCGGTAATGGAGGTTCTGGAGGAGGTCCAGGTAACGGTGGATCTGACGGAGGAGATGGAGATTTAGGCGAATGGACGGGAGATACGGCAGGAAAAGGACAAGGACATACAACTCGTGATTTTGGTGAGTCTTTCGGTAAACGAAATGCTGGAGGAGGATCGGGACAAGGAGGAAAGTATTTACCGGGAATTTCCGATTACAATGAAGGAAAAGGTATGGACGGAGAAGGAGGAAGTAACGCCGGTAAAGGAGGAGGTGGTGGTGCATATCGTGGCCCATCTTCTATTGGAGGTGATGGCGGTGATGGCACTGTCCTGATCCGCTATTGGGCTTACGAAGAATGATCTGCCGTTGAAAAAGATGAAACAAGATATTAACGACTAAAAAATAGGAGATAAAGTCATGAGAAATAATTGTT